AAACTCATGAACTGTCAGATGGACTAAAATAGGTTTTATAAAGTCATCTAATAAAGCTTTATAGGTTGCAGGAAAGGTTGTGCCGCTATTTATTAGGGCTGTTATATCGGCAGAGAATTTGTTGTATAAATCTGTGCCTATTATTTCTCTTAAATATTGTGTCTGAGCGAGGTGCATAGCAGGAATCAGACTGTCAGCATCTATTGATCCTGATAGCATAGTCGATTTTCTTACTACATCCTCTTTACTACAAAATAAAACGTCTGCCATTATGCTCTTCCTTTATTTGGTCTGTTGTTTGGAGGTGTCCCCTCTATTCCTTTTCTTTTTAATCCTGGCACATTAGCAACTCTTTTATCATTTTCTAGATTGTCAGAATCAGATGCAGGCAAAAAATTACCCTGACTGTTTCTTTTTCTGAAAAAAATCATCCTTTTAAAAAAATGTTTACAGTTAACGCCTCCCAGATATTTAAAAATGTCGTAATTATTAGCACCTCCTTTGCCTAGACCTTTGTTTGGGTTCAAATCAGATAGCTCTTTAATATCCTCTAGCCTATAAAGTAATCCGTATTTCTTGCCTTTGTTTCTAGACATCATTGCTTTGCAGAAAGCTCTTTCAGGATTAGGGTTTCCATCGTATTTATAGCGTAATTTATAGAGACCTTTGTCTTCTTTGCTTTTATCTTTTGCCTCTGCTGTGTCAGCAAACATTTCTAGTTTAGATAAAACCTGCTCTTCTTTTCCATCGACTACATCACTTTGTTCAATTAACTCCCACTCATCGTCTAAATCCTCACCGAAATTTTCTAGGTTTTTTAATATTAAAGCTTCATGATCTTTACTTAGCTCAGGCCTTTGATCTTTGTTTTTTTGCTCTATTTTAGAAAACAATTCTTGAGAACCGTTTCCACTAAACATTGATCGAGCAACATCAATATCAAACTGAAGCATCTGGACTAAGAAAACTATTGCCTGATCTTCTGTAATTATTCCCTCTTTTACGTTTTGGAGAATAGATAAAGCAGAAGCAATCTGTGCGCCATTATAAGAAGCTTGTTTGTCAATTAAATCTTCATCACTATCATCAACAACTTGATCTACTGCTGGGGCTTGATCTTCAATTATTTGACCAGTCTCCTCTTCTTTTTGTTCTTTATTTATTATCTCCTCAGTATCAACAAATTCAATTGGTGTAAGAGTTTCAAAAAACAAATCAAGAGCAATTGCATTAACCGATAAGATGTCATCAATAGCGTTTAAGATTAACTCTTGATAAGGCTTTATGACAACATTGTCAAAAAGGTTGTGTGCGTTTTCTATTTCCTCTGCGTTTGATCCCAGAGAGTTTCCTGTGTCTCTAATACCTACCAAAAGAGGAGAAGTAATTCTGTTAGCTAAAAGTAGCTTTCTAGAGCACTCCTCTGCGATGTAAGAATAGACATCAGCCGCATCACTTACAGAAATATCTTCAATTTGCGTTTTAGTTTCAGCAGAATCAGAAAAAGAAATAATTACTTTTTCTCCATTAGCCCCTGTGAGCTTGTTCATGATCTCATTTTTGATCAAATGCTGTTTTTCTTGAGTCGGTACTCCGTTGGAAAATGAAACGAGCTTAGTGCCTGAGAATGAATTTTGAACTTCATTGACTAAATACTCAGATATTTCACACTCTAGCTTACTGTAGTTGAGTGCATTAGCCCAATCTGGCGGAGAGTAGTAGTGCATTGAAGGGATAAACTTTCTAATGATGTAAATCTCATTGTTTGCACCTGATCCAAAAATTGGAATCCTAGTTAGCTCATCTGGGTTTTGATATTCACTCCAATTCGGATGATAGTAGTAAGCGTTTATTTTGCCTTTGTCATCGCATTTCTCAGCTCTTAGAGTTTCTCTATTAAAGTGAGAAACACTAACTATCTTTTTTCCCTTGTAAATTACCTGAAAAGCAGCCTCTCCTAAAAGCTTTAAATCCATCGCTACTTTTTGAAGGCATTTCTTTTTAAATAATGACTTCATTTGAGCGTATTCATCAGGCTTTTTAGATGCGTTGTGGGCATTTACTCCTTTGCCATAGATTTGGTTGCTTATACCGTTTATAATTGACCCTGTGGTGGGGCTGTTTAGGTATGCATCTATAAGCTCTTGGTAGTAATCATTGTCCTCTCCGTATGAGATAAATTCCTCATTGGGGTTTTCAACTATTTCAGGGGTTTGATAAGCTGAAAGATTAACTATGTGAAAGTCGCTATTAATCATAAACTAGAAAATCGTTTGACTGCGTTGTGTTCGTAGTGTATCTCCCAGCATTTACTGAATAATCAGCGACTGTCTGGTTTGTAGCAAAGATTTTATCTCTGTACAAAACCTCATTAGTTGCGGTATTTGTTACCTCTAATAAGTAGTCTTGATCTTTATTTGCATCAAGGTTTAAGTTTGCTGTGTGGGTGTAATAATAATCTACTGCTGTAAGTGATGTGGCAGTTTGATTATAGACCTCTGTGTTTTGTTGCTCGTTTATCACTTTTATCCTGAATATTGAAGCCCCTGTTGGCGAGTAGGAACTTGGAATGATACTTAATGTGTGGCTAGATTGTGTTCTGTTAAGTATGATCATGCTTTTTTGTATATAGCTACGAAGGTTTTTATCCTGCCTTTTTTTTCTAATACCTCTAAATCTTCGTCAACTAATTCTTTTGCAATCTGTGATTTAGATATTGGTTTCCAATCTGCCGAGTCGTAAGATTTTTTTAAGTAATCTTTTGATTTTGCCATTTATTTGGATTTAGCGTTTTGTAAAGGGGCAGCCGCAAAGCATACCCCCAAAAACAAAACACAATTAATTAACTATTTGTCCCAACCGTTATAGTTTCAGTAACGCTTGCTAGCCCAGCAACTGGATTAGCAGAAGTCGCACCGCTTATGTATAATGGTTGTAAAGATTCCTCACTTGTAAACTCAAGATTGTAGCCGCTTAAATCGGCCATAGCACCGCCAGAGGCGAGCGTGGCTGAGGTAAGTTCACACCCATGATCTTTACCTAGTAGTAAGAAGTCCCCTGCTCTAGTTTCAACGATGATATAAGGTCTGCCATAAGCAATAAGCTTAGTTTCCTTAGACAATTCTTTTGTAAGCTTTGGCAAAACCAAAGAAAGAACTGAAGAGAAAAAGGTAGTCCCTGTATCACGTGAAGTAGTAACAGTTGTTGTTAGAGTGTTTCCGCTATTTTTCAAATCGTATTGAAAGAAAGTAGCAGTTCCACTCGCATCTGTAATCTGATCGTCTGAATCTAGCGTAAATCCTGATAAAGAACCGAAGTCGGATAGCCATACTCTGACAATCCCACCGATAGTATCTTTACAGTTTGTAGCATATCCAGCTGTTAATTGACAAGCCATAACTTAATTTTTTAGTAGTTAGCATCTCAGCTAACAGTTATTAAGCATAAAGAACTACGTCTGATCCAACTCCAATTGCAACTGAGGCTGATCCTCTTAAAATTACTCTCGCATTTTGACTTCCGTCAAGTGCGCTCATATCCAAAACAGAAGCTTGGTTAAGCTCGCTGTACAAGCTAGTTCCAAAGATCATGTTGTCAGAAGTAGCAGCCATCATTTTAGTAGCTGTAAGGCCGGGGCAATGCAATACTTTGATTCCATCATAGAAAAGCTCTTGCTGACCTGAGTACCAAGTTGGGCCTTCATTGTTAATACCAGCAGAACCTAGTCCAGAAGCTCCAAAACCGCCCAATGCACGAACGTATTTTTGATAAATTGCAGTAGAAGCATAGATGTAAAGGTTGTCCTTGCCAATGTTAGCGGCTGGAATAGCATCAACTACTTTTCCAAGCTCATCAGTTACATTAGCAGCAGTTACAGAACCAGCAGCAACATCTACTACATCAGAGTTTGCAGCAGCCAATACTTCAAACCCATCAAAAGGAATGTCAGTAGAAGAGGTTGTATTGCTCCAAATTGCAGTTTCCATTGCAGCAGCAGTTTTAGCTACTACGTGCTCTAGGATAAAGTCTCCAAAAGTTTTAGGCACTCCAGATTTGATGCCTTGCATCTGAAGAGATTCCCATGAATTTCGGTAGTTTTTGACGCACAAAGTCAGGTTAGTTTGTATTTCCTTTGGTTCAATTACAACTTCTGTAGTTGTTAAAGTACCTGTAGGTGTAAAATCACAGCTACCCGGCTTGATTAAATTAGCGTCAGAAGCGAACACTTGTAGCACTTCTTTAAATTTGATATTGTCTCGAATGTCAATAGCACCTGATGCTAGAGATTTTCCAGTCAATAACGATGCGGTTAGGTAACCAGAGGCCGCCTGCCCTGCATATGTCGTTGTTATACTTGAGGTTGTTGCCATTTTATTTATTTATTATTTTTCTTATTAAGTCTAGTTGAGGATTATTGCTTCTGTAAA